ATGGCTGGTAATGACTATAATATGTATCTTCAAACACATATTGCTGAATCAGATGGAGGTTATTTTCAAGATACAGCTATGACATCAAGTGTCATAAGTATAGGTACTCATGCAGATATAAATGGAGGCAGTAATACTTATGTAATGTATAATTGGATTAATGTAGAGGGGTTTTCTAAATTTGGAAGCTACAGTGGAAATGGAACTACAGGTGATGGTGCATTTGTCTATACTGGATTTAGACCTGCATATATTCTGTTTAAAGGACTAGATGTTGGTGCAGAATGGACAGTTTATGATGATAAAAGAGATACCTATAATGAATCAGATCATATTTTACAAATGGATATACATGATGCAGAAAGAACAGATTTAGATAAAATAGATATATTAAGTAATGGTTTTAAGTGTTTAAGTAATGGTGGAAGAACCAATCAAAGTGGTAAAAAATATGTATATGCAGCATGGGCACGTAATCCATTTAAATACGCAACAGCTCGATGATTAATAAAGGAGAAAAACAATGTGGGCGTTAATAAAAAGTAATAAAATAGAAGAAATAATATCTAGTCCAAAAGACATGATAATAGATGATGTTCGACACCCTAGAGCATTATTTAGTGTTTGGACAGATGCCGAAAGAAAAGCTATTGGAATATTGCCAGTAACAACAAGTGGCACATCTCTTAATAGTGCTTATTACATAGAAAAGAATGAAGCATTTGCTATAGCAGGTGATAAGAATAGTGTAATTAGAACTATAGGAGAAAAAGCAGCCGATAAAAAACTAGCTGACGAAGATGCTAAAGATGAAGATGGTAATCAACTTTTAAATAATGATGGTTCTAAAACTATTAACTATGGATTAAAAACTAAAGCAAAAGAAAAAGCCACGACACAAGCTGATGGATTACTTAAAAGTTTTGGGTGGTTAATACAGAGAAAAGTTACTGCTGATACAGCTATTCCTTCAGATGTTGTTACCTATATGGCAGCAATCCGTACTGACCATAAAGCGATATGTGATGCTATTGATGGAGCTAATACTCTGACAAAATTTATAGCTTTACATAATGATACATATAAAACTGTAGATGGTGAACAAGTTGTAGATGTTGTTGCAAGAGTAAATCGTTGGACAGACGATAAAGATGTAAAGCAACATAGAAGATAGTTATGACTAGAATATCAGCAGAAAGAGTTAAAGCTAAATTAGACACTCATGAAGCTGTATGTGCTGAAAGATGGAAAGAAACTATACTGCGTATAAAACGCCTAGAAGCTATCTTTATTGCATTTAGTGGTGCAACTATGCTAATGTTAGTAACAATAATTATAAAGCAACTGTAGGGCTTTAAAATGGCAACAAATAATGAAGCAAGACAAATAGCAATAAGAACAGTAACTTCAACCGCAGGTACTGTAAATGAAGATTGGTTAGCTTTGTTTACTGCTCGGTCTATTCCTGCTGGAACATTTAATGAAAGATTATTAGCATATATTAATGGTGAGTTAAGTGCATCTTATACTGATGTGAATTTAGCTTTACAAGCATTTGCTGTAGATCAAGATGATTATAATTTTTCTAGTATGGGAACATTTACACCATGACACAACAATCACTACGACAAGCAAGTTGCCGAACAGAAGCAGGAACAACTGGTACTTATAATGAGGACTGGAATAAAGTTTTTGCAGATTCAGGCTTTACAACTGGAACTTTTTCAGAAAAGATGTTGGCATATACTAATGCACAAGGTAGTGCATGGGATAATGGACAATGGGATGTTTCTGAATGGGGAGAAGGACCATTTACAAATGTGAATGAAGCTATGGGGCAGTTGGGTAAACAAAATGGAACAACAGCACCTGGAAGTTTATGGTCGCAATTAGGCACATTTAGTGCAGAATAGGAGAATAACATGGACGCAATATTAAATTTAGTAAGTGGAGCACCTGCTTGGGTTTCTGCTGTAACAGCTTTAGTAACAGCTGCAACGGCAATCACAGCCCTAACACCTACAAAAACAGACGACAAAGCAATTTCTTTTATACTACGCATACTTAATTTAGTAGCTGGTAATATTGGAAAGAATACAAACAAGGACGATAAATAATGGGTTGGCTTTCTGCATTAGGTGGCATAGCTAAATTAGGAGCAAAATTATTTGGCTTTATGATGATGCGGAAAGCAGTCCAAGCTGATGTTATGAAAGAACAATTAGACGATATAAGGGTAGCTGATGAAGTTAAAAAGAAAATTAATGCTACTTCTACTATTGCTAATCGTAGCAAGTTGCGGAAGTATAGGAAGCGGAAATAAAGGCTATTGTATAATATCCAGTCCGATTAATCCTACTGATGCAGATATAGATGTTATATCTGACGAACTTGTTGACGACTTATTAATCCATAATGAAATCTATGAAAGGTTATGTGAGTAATGTACGAATATCGTTGCATATTACGAAGGGTTATTGATGGTGATACAATAGATGTTGATATCGATTTGGGATTTAAAGTGTTCTTGCAGAAAGAACGAGTGCGTTTATATGGAATTAACACGCCTGAAAGCAGAACAAGAAACTTGGAAGAAAAGAAGTTGGGTTTGGCTGCGAAGGCTAGGCTTAAAGAACTCTTGCCAAAGACTTTTATTGTAAGAACAGAAAAAGATGGTAAAGGAAAGTTTGGTAGAATATTAGGTATACCTTTAGTTGATGATGTTAATATATGTGAGCAATTAATAGAAGAAGGTCATGCTAGAAGTTATTTTGGTTATGGACCTAAAGAATCATGGGTATAAGGAGAAACTATGTTTGAATGGCTTAATGGTTGGTTTACGCCAACACCTAAAGAAGTAGATTTAAATAAACTTACAAAACTACAATTAGAAGCTAAAGGTAGGAAGTTAGGCATTGAACTAGATAGACGATTAAAAAAAGATAAACTTATTAAACAAGTACAAAAACAAATTAAGAAAGGAAAATAAAATGGCAATGATTAAACATAATTATCCTCGTTCTCAACATAGAGGTGCTGTGCCTGTTGGCTCAACTTTTGCACCTGAATTAACAAGAGGAACTTCTAATCAACCTAACGAACAACAAATGTTAGCACAAGCACTTAGAGGTAGAAGTATTATGCCACAACAACAATTAACAGAAGAAGAAAGAATGATGGTTATGCAATTAATGCAACAAGGTATGAGCCAAGAACAAGCTATGCAACAAGTAATGAGTATGAAAAGTGGATAAAAAGAAATTAGTAGATTTAATATCTAACCATGAAGGTGTAATTTTAAAAGTATATGATGATGGTACAGGTAAAGAATTAAAAGCTGGTGATATACTTATTGGACACCCAACAATAGGTGTAGGAAGAAATGTTGCTAAAGATGGTCTAGGAATATCACAAGAAGAAGCAGAATTTATGCTTATGAATGATATTGAAAGAGTAGAAGAAGAAATTAAAAACTTTCCAATAGAAAATTTAAACGAAGCACGCAGAGCTATAATAATAGATATGGCTTTTAATATGGGTATAACACGATTTAATCCTACTATGTGGCCTAGTTTTTTTAAAGCTGTAGTTAATGAAGATTATGGAGAAGCATCAAAAGAAATGTTAGATAGTAACTGGGCAAGACAAACAAAAAGAAGAAGTAAACGATTATCTGATATGATGTTATTAGGAGATTGGATTGAAGAATGACAGGAAAATTATGGGCGATTTTATTTGTAGTTTTTTTCTTGTCATGGTTGTCTTGGTGTAGTATAGCAAAAGCACAAACGAATACTGTATCAAGTACAAGTTCAACAGTAAGTGGCACAACTACAGTAGATAGAACTCCCTCTACAGCGTCAGCCCCAAGCGTTGTCATCAATAATCAAGATGTCTGTAGTTTTGCTGCTAGTGCTGCATTACAAACACAAATACTAGGTTTAGCAGGTGGTGGTGCTATTAGAGATTTAAATTGTGAAAGACTTAAATTATCTAGGGCATTGTTCCGTATGGGTATGAAAGTAGGAGCAGTTGCTATGCTATGTCAAGACGCTAGAATTTTTCAAGCTATGGAAATGGCAGGTACACCTTGCCCATATTATGGTAAGATTGGTTTAGAAGCTGCAAAAGGATGGGCAGAGAATCCTGAGAAAAGACCTGATTATGATAAATGGGTAAAAGAAAATTTTAAAGATGAGGAGATAGTAACTGATGAAAGTGCTTTGGGTATTTTTAGTGTTTTACTTATATTGCTTTTCCTCTAATGCTCAATTATTAGATGAAGGTTCTACAACAACTACCGAAATAGAAATACAAGGTGATGTAGAAGAAATTACAGAAACAACTGTAACTATAGAGCATAAAAATACTGATGATGTGTTAGATGGTGATACAGGTGTCGTAACAAGTAAATACGAGGGTGATGCAGATGTAGACTGGGGTGGGGCTGGATCGGTTTATTCACATACATCATGTAGTGATGCAGCAAGTGGTTTTCCTGCAACTGGCACAGATGGTCGTACTTCAGCTTGTGGTCATGCTAGAACAAATAGTTTAACAACTTGGCGACAATATGTTGATCTTAATTCTTTTGGTATAGAACAAGGAGGGGAAGTTAATTATGAATTTCTTTTTGCTTTTCCAAATAGTATGTATAACAATTCCTCTCAAACAGCTTTTATGCAAACAAAAGGATATAATGACAATACATTGCAATGGGAAACAGGTTTAGTACCTATAGACAAAACAACTTTTAGCCAAAACCCTAATAACTATAATAATAATACAAATTGGGTGAATACAGTTACAGGAAGCTATGACTTTGCTAACCAATTAGATAAAGTATATATAGAGATTGGCGGATATGGAGAATTTTTCTGGGATGAATTTCAATATAATGTCGTTTATAATCATATAACAACATCAGTAGAAACTTGGATGCAGATTGCACAACAAGAGCAAGATACAACAACAACTTTAGATATTATGAATACATATAATCCTATAGATACTTTTGAAGATACCACGACACCAGTAGAAGAAGTACAAGAGTTAGTAGAAATAATTGAAATGCCTGATTTACCAGATATGACAATGAATATGGGTGAACCAATGGTAGAAATTGCACCTATTGAAGAAACTATATCTATTGAAACTACATTTGAAGATACAACTGTTTCTTTTGAACCAGTCATAACTATGGAAGCTGTAACAGAGGAAATTCAAGAAGTTTTAGTAGAAACAGAGGTAACTACGGCAAATGATACTACAGAATCACCCATAGAAGCTCCTACAGAGCCAACTCAAGAGGTTGAGGATAGTAACCCTACCCCAGAAACAGCGTCTAATGACGAGCCAGTAGAAGAAGTTAAAGAAGAATCAAAGGAAGTAGTAGAGGAGCAACCTAAACCAGAGCCACAAGAAAAAGAGGTGGCACAAAATGAGCCTAAAGAAGAACCAGAAGAAGTAAAAGAGGAAGTGAAAGAAGAACCTAAACAAGAGGAAGAAGTAAAAGAAGCTAAAGCAGAAGATAAACCCACTAAAAAACAAGAAGCTAAACAAGAAAAAGCTAAAGAGATTATGCAAAGTTTTGATAGTCAATATGATGCCGTAGCTCAAATAACAACATTAGCATTGGTTAATGCTTTAGGTGCAGACATTAAAACATATCAAAAAATACCTACACAAGTTCAGCCAGTATGGTATGAAAGCGAAGAAATATATACAGATGTTATATTACAAGACCCATTAGGCAATTATTTTGGTGTGCGTGATAGCTTAACATTTAATAATATGGTGGATATGCAGTATGAGTAATGAATTAGAATTTGCAGGAATTAAATTTAGAGGTGGGAAATTAGTAGGAATATTAATAGCATTATCAACATTGGTTGGTGGTGCTTATGGTGCATTTGAAGTGTATAAAGATTATATGGATATGAAAGAAGTCATAAAATCTTATGAACCACCTGATTTATCTGGTTATGAAAGTCGTTTAAATGTATTTGAAGAAAAGATAACTAATTTAGAAACAGTATTAAATGATAAAATATCTGGCATGGATAATACATTAGAAACTAAAATTGCTAATATGGAACAAATTTTACAGTCGGAAATATCTACAGCTATGGAATTAGTAACAGCAGCACAAGGTGATGCCAGAGATATTCGTAATGAACTTCGTAAAGATATGAATGAGTTATTAGACCAAATAAGTGCAGTAGATAAAAGGTCAAGATTAACAGAACAAGAAATAAGAACAAGTCAAAGAACATCAGAGAATGATGTAAAGACTTTAATACAACATGCAGAAGATCGCTTTGACGGAAAAAGAACTGCTATAGAATCTGATGCTAATAGACGCAATGAAGCTATAGATGTTAAGCTAAAAGAGTTAGAAGAACGATTAAGAGATATGCTAACCAAAGCATTAAATAACCCTTTAACTGGGCAATAATTGTTTCACATGAAACATTGCTTTATTTTAACATTGTGTTTAAGATGGTAGTAACTTAATAATTGTTTTAATTAAAGCGTATTAGTTAGTGCTAGTACGCTTTTTTATTTCCAAACTTTTTCATATTCAATAAGAAATCGTTTTGGAACTTTAATGCCATTATCAAATTCTGTAGGCATTTTATTATTTTCTACATAAGCCCAATTTCGGCAAGGAAAATTATCAATGCCGTTGCCTTCATCTCTAACTAAAACCAACACAAAATGACGGTTTGGATGATATGACTTATGTTCTTCGTATTCTTTACTTTTGGGATTAGCCCACAATAAATCTTTTAATTTATCTGAAAACCAATGATCTTCACATTCTTTAGTTTCATTGTTTGTAATTTCAATATCCCATTCATAGTAAACCATGGTAATCTCCTTTAATCAGTTGAATAAGACCAATTTTCTGAAGTTAAAATATAAAATGAATTACAGTTAGATTGTCTGCAATCCCAAGTATCATAAACTGTGTCGTCAATAACAGCAGTTAAATGATTTCTGGTAAGTAATACACAACGACCTCTAAATTCAAATTTAAGTAATTGTATTTTTTTACCATTTTTTCTTGGTGGTTTATGTTTTTCAAATCCTTTTGATAAAAGATATTTTTCGTATAACCATTCATCATTAGGAATTGCACCATACTTTACAGAATAATCACATAAATCTTTAAGTGTAGTTTTATATGATTGATTAAGTATAATTGAAATAGAACGGACTACACAATCAGCACCTTTTCTGGAACGAGTGTAATCTTTACTTCTATTACCATCATGGTATTTGTATTTTGTATTCATAGTAATCTCCTTTATAGAAAAGTTACTACCAACTCAAACACAATATTTATTTACAATGTCAAACAGCATAAAGCATACTTATCGCTTTGTTTAAACCATTATAACATATTGGGTTTTGAGAAATGGCAGATTTCAGCCATTTTTAGCTATTTTTGGTAAATAAATGGCGGTTTTCTGCGGTTTAAAAAAAAATTATTTTTTTCTTGACACCAGAAATCTGCGGTTTATCCGTATATATCTTTGCGATTTGACTGATAGGCTTGTTGCTTATCAACACTTTCAAAGCAACCATTATCCAAATTCATTTTTATAGGCATAACTCTCGGATACCCTAATTCTTCATATCGGCATTTGCAAACAATAAGTTTTGCGTCTGTTGTTCTATTACCTTCTTCATCTTCAAACTTTTCTCTCCATAAACTAAAGATGTGATCTGGTTTATTAAACCAATGAGCCGAACCTGCTATACTATAAGCCGTAGGTGCTGCATTATGTACCTTTAACTCACTTGGCTTTGATGGGTGAGCCAAAATCATTATGTGAATATCTAACACCTTTGCCAATGTTGTTAAGTCATCTAAACATTTGCCTATCCAATTTGTTTCTGATCCTCTCGTCATATCTGGTATTTCTATTTTATTAAAAGGATCAAACATAAATGCTTCAATACCGAATCGTGCTTTCATATCTTTTATTTTATCACATACCCAATCAAATTCTGGGGCATTTCTAGGGTGATTAAGAAAATGAAAAGTATCTCTTATCCAATAATCAGCAGAATTTAATTCTTCTTCCGACATATCTCGTTCTTGTTTGCCATGATAAAATGTTCGTAAATTTCTTCTTACATAAGGTTTAACTCTTGTTTCTCCAGAAAACATTCCTATCTGAATTTTATATTCTTTTGCTATGTTTGCCCATAATTGTTGAGCAAAAGTGGTTTTACCATGACCAGGATAGCCAGTCATAACACTTACCATGCCACCCCCTATCATAACTTTATTTCCCCACCCATCAAAACAAGGACTCCATAATTTAGGTGGCGAGGGTTCTGGTATTTCATCTAATGAATATACACCTTCAATCGGAAATGGTTGCAATTCTTCATTAATCAACCATTGTAATTGGTCTTTTCCTACTTTCTGCATATATTCATTAACATCTTTAACATCACTAGAAAATTCCACAAACTTACACCGACCATGTCCAAAAATAGATGCTAAATCACTTCGTAGGTTACGGCCTGGATCATCATTATCGGTCAATAACACAAAACAATTTGCTTTATCTAACCCTTCCGCTAATGCGTCTAATACATATTGGTATCTTTTAGTATTGTGAGCTTCTTCCGTAGGAGTAGCTGGAGCACCACCTGGTACACTTAAAACACTATTAATAGAAAAACCAGACTCTATTAAAGAACATAAATCCATTTCTCCTTCTGTAATATATACAGTATCAAGGTTTTTAGAATTTAAAACATTACCTAAATTATAGAATTGTTGTTTTCCACCAGTCTGTTGTTTAAATGCTTTTTCTTGTATAGCTCTTGCTTTATAATTAACTCTTTCGCCTTTGCTATTATAATAGCCAAAGACTAATGATTCGAGTTTTCTATCACCAAACTGTGCCGAACCGCTTTCGCACTTCATTTCTGTTAGTGTTTTTTGGCTTATCCCCCTCTTTTCTGCGAATTGGATAACATTGTTTGTTAGTTTCTTCATAGTATTCCACTCCTTTTATGTTGCAATGATGACAAAAATATACAACAGAATCAGATTGTAAAGTAACTGATAATGGTGTATCTCGTTTATTCTTCGTTCTTTCGTGTTGACAATTAGGGCAAGAATACTTGCCACTTCTTTTTAATCCTAATACAAATTTTCTATCAAGACTCACATTAATCCCCTAGTTTTTTACTAAATATTCTTTCTTTATTATTCCTAATTCTTCATTACCTCTATCATAATTTTTAATCCATACTTTCCTACCATTTTTATAGGTGCGTAAATGCCCTCTTACACTATGAAATCTATTTTTATGATGATTAATATTAATAGGAGTATTTATATATTTATTAACAACATTAGGATTTATTGTTAAAGTTTTAAATTCGTAATAATTTTGTTTATTACTATTATGTCTTTTAGAACCTTTACTATTATTAATCTCTTTAACAGTTTTTTCATTACTCATAGCTGATAAAAGTATAAACAAATTTTTAATAATACCTCGTAAATATTTTATATTTAAATTAAACAATTCTTCTTGAATTTGATTTAATTTATATTCTATTTTATTCGCAATTATATCGATTGATTTATCTTTATCGTTTATTTCAAAAGGTTTTATTTTTTCATCAGCTTCTCTTTGTTCTAAAATTGCTAACCATGAATGAGCAGTATCTGATACAGTAAATTGTGTTTTATCATTTGCTAATATGTCTAAATGAGTAAAATTGTCCCATTTAGAACCAAAATCACTAGATACTATTCTAATATGGTCATTTATCTGTAAATTTTTTAAATCTAAATCATGTTTTCCCCATAAAAATCTATCAGTTTGGTCAATTCCTTTAGGCTTTAATTTTAAATCTATTAAAGACATTTTATTACTAAATAAAAAAGAATACATTGGAGCTATTACTTTAATTGGATTTTTTCTAGTACCAATATAACTAAACTCTTTGATATATGATGTTGGTATATAAGGTGTAATCATGTATAAAAAATCATTATCTTTTGGTACTTGCGAATTGTAAGTTTTTTTAATATGAAAACCAGATAAAAATTCATTGTTGTTATCTTTTACTTCTATCCATGTATCATCATAAGGTATTTTAATATCAGTAACATAAAATCTTTTTGGACAATTTTTATTTATCCACTCATGAGAAATAGAAAATTTATGCGTATTTCTTAATTGACTTCTTATCCCTGATAAATAATTTTTATCTCTTTTTAGTAAAGAACGAGTAAAAAGCATTTTCCAATTTTCTTCTTTTTGATTAAAAACATCTAAAACATTGTAATTTATTGTTTCTGAACCACAAAAATGAAAAGCCATCTCTGGTTTTTTATAACTATGTATAATAGCATCTAAAAATTTATTCATATCAATCCCCTAGTAACTTATATTCAGCAACCTTTACTTTTTTACCAAATTTATTCTTAACCATTTTATAAGTTGTTTCAATGTGAATATCATCACCTCTTAAATCAAATATTCTTGCCGATAATCGCATACAACCAAAGTTTTCATAGGCTTGTTTAGGATCAATCTTACCATGTTCTTTTAAATGTTCTAAAATCATATCATTTTGTTTCTGTATCATTATCTTTACTCCCCTTTAATTGTTCTACTTGTTGATGTAAGTCTGTTATTGTTTTCATTAAACTTAAAAGCATATCATATTCAAGGTAGCACTTAGGACTACCATGATCTCGTTCTACTAATAAAAAATCTGCACCCTGCTTGGCTTTATCCCCAGTTCGCCAACCATGTTTCCATTTCTTACATTCAATAATATACTTTTCCCCAGTTGGTGATACAACATAGACATCATTAGGAAAATCTCTAAATATGCCGCTGCCAGGCTGTTTTCTAGCTTCCCAACCACTATCTTTATTTATTGTATCAACAATCTTTTTCTCAAATTTAGAACCTTTAGCTTTGGCACTTCTAGCACTTAAAACCATTTTTTATCCTCATATCTTTGTTTGCAATACCAACAATACAACCTACTAAACACATAATATATATCTTTCGTGTTGCATTTTTTACACTCTATAAACTTTGCTTTAGAATGGAATTTTGTCATCTGGCATCTCACTTATAGCAGTATTATCTAAATCTTCTGTCTGTTGAAGATGTTTAAATGCTCCTACTGAACCTCTACTATAATTCATTAATATAAATTTAAGTTTTTGGTCAGCAGTAAGTGTTGCATCTCGGTTTACACATGCTTGTAGTATAATCGCCCAATCTCTACCTACTAATTCACTAACATCATGCCCACCAGCAGTTCCTTCTTCTACATAATTAGTAGTAGGTGCTTGAGGTTGAGGTGTTGGAGCAGTTGGTGTCGGTTGTGGGCTTGGTGCTATATTATCGTCATTAACCACTTTAAATCTGTTAATATAGAGATTATTAAATTGATCTGCCCATGTTTCTATATCAACCACCATGCCAACATCTAAATCGCTAGGTCTTTTATCTGGATTACATAGTAATTTTTTTCCGTCTGTCGTTACTATCTTATAATTTTTAGTACCCTTCCACCCTTTTTCTTCATTTGGCGGCTGTGGTGCTATTATTTCTTTAATTGTAATCTGCATATTTAACTCCTTATTTGGTGTAGAGAGGAAAGGAGTGAGCTAACCCCTCTACATAAAAATAAAACCTCACTCGTTTATTGTTTCCATTCATCTGCATAATCATGGAAATAATTATTTAAATTAATAATCTGTAAGAAAATACTTTTATCTCGTTGGTATTTTTCTGTTCCATATGTTCTGGTCATTATCTCGCCACTATCTCGGTCTATGATAACCACCATTCTATTAAAAGGATTCCCCCCTTCTTGCTCTAGTAAACACTCCATATAGGCCAATAGCTGCAAATTTTGTTTACTAGACATATCCGGTAATCGTCTATAATTAGCTATAGAGCCAGTTTTCCAATCTAGTAATACTCGCCCTCTGCCGTCATTTAAAATACATTCTAGGTCATATTTACCACTATAATTATGTTCTTTATTATAAACCAATACCTCACTAGATATGACTTTTTCTACATTAGCATCAAACCAATCAATGCCAGCTTTCTGCATTTTAGCAATGCTTTCATCTGTGTCATATACTGGTTTAATTCCTTTAGCATATCGTTCAAGTACCAGGTGTACTGCTGTTCCTCTCTCTGCCGATTTAGTCCAGACATCAGCTGATTTTTTACTTATATCTTTAATAAAAGATTCAGCATCTTTTTTATATTGCCATGAATACTGTTTATTAAGTTCTATTTCTTCCATAAAAGTAGTTCTAAATGCTTTTCGAGATGCCATAGCACCAATATTAAAACTTCCTAGTATGCTAAAATGCGAAGTAACAGATCGCACATCTATAATTTCTCCGTCATTTTTTATAAATTGATACTTATGACTAGGTTCATCAAAAGTTAATGTGCCCTCAGCAAAAATTCTAGTTTCTAGTTCCATTTATATTTCCTTAATGTAATATTATATTATGTTTAGATTTTCTTAACAGTTCTGATAATTTATGTTTCCAAATCCCTTTAAAATCTTCATCTTCTGCTTTATCTATAACTTTTATTAAGTTATGTATTCGCCTATTTAATTTGGCATTTACTTCTATAATCATATCTTTATCTCCTTCCAATCTTCTATTTCTTCCAAATCATTATCCTCAATTCCATCACATATAGACGAATGATCGAATTTACCTGTAGTTCTCCAAAACCTTATCTTTCCATTTTTATCTTCAGTTTCAAAAGTAAGATCATGCACACATAAACTTTCAAATTCTTCTTTAGTCATTATACATTCTCCTCTATATGTATTCCATAATCATCTTCTAGTTCTTCTCTGCTAACTTCATCTCCAAAGTGATCTAAAATATCATTTGCTACAAGTTCCACAGCATTATCTACAGTAGCAAAAAGCATTACTTCTCCTTCATCATCTAAAACAAACTCTTTGCCATTTAATCCAATGCCTTCTAGATGTCTATATATTCTATATTTCATTTACTTTCTCCTTATCTTGGTCTATTAAAATCTTATCTATTAATGAATTACAGTCTTTTAAGACTTCTAATAACTCATTGCTCCAGGTCTTGTCATTTTGCAGCTTGTAAGTCAGTAATGCTTTAATAGAACCGCACCTATTTGATAATAAGGCATCATCTAACCCTTCAAAATTTGCCATTATAACCCCCTTTAATTGTTAAAATATGTATCCCAAAACTGTTCTTTAGGAATGTTTAATTTTTTTGATAACTTGTGTGCCTGGATATATATCCGGTCAAATTGGTCATCAGTTCCTGATCTAGCAAGCAAAAAATTATAATTGCTTACTAGGTCATTTATTTGTTTAATTATTGTTTTATTAATCTTTATTCTCCTTTAATACTTCTACAAATTTTTCAGAATGGTCTATTTCTATATTATCAAAACCACAACCTTCTTCCATAACAAATCTTTTTGCTTCTTGTTTACTATTTGCTTCAATAAAATATTTATTTTTTATTGTTTCTATTGTTATTACTGCATATTTACTCATCTTCATTCTCCTTCTTGCAACATTCTATTGCTTCTTGTTTATTATTAAAATCATAGGAAAAAGTTCTCTCTCCTACATCTCCATCTGATACTTGATATTCTACTTTGCCCTTTGGTGATTTACCTTTTATAATTCTCCATGTATCACTCATCATCATTCTCCTCATCTTTTTTAGGATTATAGGCTTTTGGGTCATTAGGTGCTACATAATCACTCCAATGTTTATATTCATACTTGCCCTCATTATCTCCGTATTCACTAATTCCGCCTTGTTTTTTAAGGTCATATAATTCTACAACCTCTCTCAAAGCATCCATCATCTCATCAATTTGTATATATCGTAAACAACCTATACCCTCTGATAAAGTAGTATGTATATCATCAGCTTTATTTACTAATGTTAATAATTCATTACTTACTATTAGTTTTTTATTTTGTTTTTTAGTCATTACTCACTCCCATATTATCTTATTACAAAGCCTCTTAATAGAGGGTAAACCGCACCATATTAGCTATAATGCGGTTTGCTCTCCATTATAAGTAACTGTAGTAATTAAAAGCACTCATTAGAACATAATAAGCGATTAACACACTATTAATAGACCATATTACTATCAATATACTTATTAATATATTCATTGTTTAAACTCCCTTATTTCTAATAAATTCATCACTACTATCAAAATAATCAGGTTCTTCATATTTTGTTTTTAAATCAATATAACCTTTACTATTCTTTATAGTGTAGCCTTTCGGTTCTATTAACTTAATAAACTTGATAAGGTCACAATCTTCCTCAAGATATAAACAAGCATTTTCTTTGTTGTAATATGAATATTCTGAAAATTCGCTTGGTTTTATATTCCACCCTAGTAAATCGTATTTAGATACTTTTAAATAACCATGACTAGCATTATCTATAAATGTTAAATCTAATTTTTGCATTATTCACTCCCTTATTTATTATTAATATTGTTGAATTATTATTTTTTCACTATTAGGGATTTCTATGACTTGTGTATGAGCATATAAATCTTCTAAATTTTCTAAATCATTATAATCGTTTTGAATTTCCTCAAAATTTTCATATTCTGAAAATTCACATCTAAATGCTATGGGATCAAATTCAATTTCAGTTGCACAATCATTTTCATATTGTTCAAAATAATCAAATAAAGCACTAGCACCCTCATAACTAAAACCATGTTTATCTTGTGCCATTTCCTCAACAAATTGAAATTTTGTAATTGCATCTTTCATTTTCTTATCACTCCTAATTTAATTTACAATCGCCTTAATTGACGATATGTACAAAGATTAATATTTTATGGACAACATGTCAACACTAATATACAAATAATAATAAATAAATATTTAGGAGTTTAGAAAATGATATTACAAGACTTATTAAAACAAGAGAAAATCAATCAATCCCAGCTATCAAAGGAATTGAATGTTAGTGTTTCTTTATTGAGCAAAATCATCAAAGGGGAGCGTAATATATCTGTGAATTTAGCAAACAAGCTGCACAAAAAATATAATATAGATTATGCGATTCTATTATCTAGGAGTAATGCCAATGAATAAAGATTTATTTTATTATCCTTTTTATCCTAAACAGTGGGCGATCAAAACTAACATTTTAACACTTGAAGAAAAGGGAGCATATTTAGAGATAATTAATGCCATTTATATAAATGATGAAATAGAAATATTTGAGAAACATATACCCAATATCTTGGGCATCTCAAAAGGTAAAAAGTATTTCAAATTAATGGAATCATTAAAACCATTCTTAACAGTAACAAATGACAACCCTTTAAAATATACACAATCTAAAATTAAGAAAATTCGTCTATCAGTTAACAAATCACTTGCCCAGAAATCATTCGCTGGAAAACAATCTGCAAGGGCAAGGGCTAGGAATAGAACTAAACAAGGTCAACAGCCGTTAAATAGCCGTACCAACGAAAACTCAACGAATAACAATAAACAAAATACAAATATAGATAGATTTAGTACAATATCTAATGCAGATATATTAAATAATATGAGTTAAGGGCATTAATGGTTATATGCTTGGTGATATATTTAATAGGGTTAATCTCTTAATAAAAAAGAACTATTAAATACTTGGCATATCTGTCATAGATAGCAAGTAAGGGGTTGGGCTAGGGTATACCATACCAACCCACCTTAAAACTCATCTATGGGCATTTATGGGGGTTATAGGCATAAATAAACCTAAACTATAGTTCTAGTTTATTATATATTGGTATAGGCAAGGCCGGACAAGGTTCATTCAATGTTTTTTGTTTTGAGATTTTTCAGCCGACCAGCTACCCCCCCCTAGTAGTCGTGGGGATAAAGGAATACTACTCAC